GCGCGCACCATCTCGGTCGCGGGCTTGTTGATGATCTTGGTCATCAGCCATGAGCCCGCATAGGCCTGGTAGATTTCCCGATCGGTGAAGCGGCGCGTGAAATAGGCGTTGTACACGCGGGGATCGCGGGTGGTGCCCAGGCCTGTCACCACGTTGGTGATGCCGTCCGACATCTGGCGGGCGGGGCCGCTGTCCTTCGATTGGGAGGCCATGGTGGTGGAGGCTATGGATCGGGGCCGACGATTGTTACCGCCGTCAGCTTAGCCAGACCGAAGCATCGTAGCCCCGGCGCTTCTCGATGAAGCACAGCACCAGCGCGTCGGCATAGTCGGGTGACGGGATGCCGCGCGTCTGCAACTGCTTCTTCGTCTCGATGACGATCTTGCCCTTCTCGTTCTTGAAAAAGCGCACCAGGCTCAGCTGCGCGTTCATCGTATCGGATTCGCGGTCACCCGACGGCAGCGCGATAAGCTCGGACAGGCGGTGTTGTTTCGCCCCCTGCTCCTCTGTTTTGCCCTCCAACCACAGCCGGTGCTGGTGCGTACGCTGGAAGGCGACGCGGGTCAGCCACCAAATCTCAGCCTTGAGGTTGCCGAACATCTCCTCGGAGCTGCGGCCATCTTCCCAACGCCGATCGGTCGGCGTGTCGCCGGTGTTGATCGGCTGGACGACCAACCCCTTGAGGTCCGCATGCTTCATCGCGGAGGTGACACCCACGCCAACGCCGGGGCTGTCGAAATTGAGCATAGCGGCGGCCACCCTGCCTGCGATCTCAAGCGCCCAATGCGCGGTCCCGATTGTGTCGGGATCTCCGCGCGATTCCGGCGGGTGGACGATCGGGCCAGCCTTGGGAATCGCAACCGACTTCGCCTTGCCGGCGCCGACATCGAGGCCGACCGAAGGCGCGATGTTGGTCTTGAGGATATCGGGCTCGAGCTTCGCGATCAGCTTGGCGCTCTCGACCCACTTGGCCGGGATGCAGACGCCTTCGAGCGAGGCGGAATAATCGATTTCATATTCGCTCGCCCAAGCTGTGGGGTCGGACAGGCTCGCCTCCTTTGCCGCCGCCCATTCGGGGGTCTTGCGCGGGTCGTCGCGATAGTGAAGCCGGAACACCTGGTGCGCCTTCAGTATCTGGTGGCGCTTGCGGGCGAACATGTTGCCCATGCCATTGACGGACGAGACCCAGCCGACACAGTCGGTGTTCCCCGATAGGGCCTTCTCGACGTTCTCAGCATTGGGCACAAACGCGGCTTCGTCCACGATGTAGAGCGAGGAACGCCCACCGCGGCCCATGTCCTCGCCTCCCTCGCCGGATATGATCCCACCGTTGGCGGGGTTCATCAGCCGCATGAACAGCGCGTGGGCGGCGGGATTGTAACCGTCTGGCGTCATCCAGTCCGGCAACCGGCGGAGCATTATGCGCAGCTTTTCGAACAGGCTGTCGGGCTGCCCGGATTTGTCGACATATTCTGCCTTGCGGCTGCCGAACGTGGTCTTGAAACCGGGTTCGAACAGCCAGCGGTTGAGCGCATAGCCACAGCACAGGTACGAAACGCCGGTATCCCGGCTCTTCTCGACCAGCCATTCCTCATTGGCCTGCACCCGCTCATGCAGCCATCGGATGAAGGCTTCCTGTCGCGGCCAAAGCCGAAACGGCACGTAAGGCGACATCGGCCGGCCGTCGGCGTCCTTCTTCCCGATCAGGCGCGGGTCGTAGGTCCAAACGTAATTATTGAACCAGTAGATGATCCCGTCGGCGTCAGTTGCACAGCGCGCGATCTCGGCATCGTGGTTCAGTCGCTCGTTGCGGTCGGTCTCAAGGCGCCGCTCGCTTTCCAGTGCGGCCGCGTGGGCCTGTCGGCGCGCCCGCTCGGCGCGGACATCATCGAGCGACGGAAGATTTAGCAAGGATCATCTCAAGTGCGTCGAGGTCGTCATCGCTCAAGCCGCTGAAATCGAAGCTGTGGCGCTGGCGATCGACGATGAGCCCAAGCACTTTAGCTTTTCCCATCGTGGCCGAGACCATCGGTCCTACCTGCTTCAATTGCTTGGCGAAATCACGATCCTCGTCCAACTGCCGGGCGATATCGGCGGCAGTCGTGGTCGCCTTTTCCGCCGTCTTGGACTGCAATTCGGCGATCCTGGCCGCCACGCTCTCAATTGTGCTCAGCCGATGCGCGTTGCCGCGATGCGGCCGAAAGCCTGCCTCCGCATAGGCTGCATCAACCGACAGGCCTTTGGCGCGCTCCTGCGCAAACCGCTCGTGACGGGCGTTCTTCAGCGGGCCAGCCATTGGCCACCCCCAAACTTCCGAACGAGCTCGAAGACTTCCTTGCGCAGTGACGACTGGCTCGGATCATCGAGGTCGACGATGATAATCCCACCGAAAGGGTTCATGGGCGCGTCAAGCGTTCGACCTGGCAGCTTCTTCCAAAAACCTGGGCCTGCGAGACAGTAATCGCGGCGGTCGTTCGTGATCTTGATCGCGGCGTGATCCGAGAATTTATCGGACGAGGCGAACAAAGGTGCGGGCGGGGTCTCCGCGAAGAGAGCGCGCACGTCCTCGAGGATCTGCTCAGCGGACGGCATGGTGCGGCTTGCCCAATTCGGATTCGTGTTCGTAATCACCTCTCACCCCCCACCTGAGCCCGCAACAATTCCGCCGCCTTGAGCATCCCAGCCCTGACCTCGGGCGGAAACACCGCCGCCTGGGCCTCGATCATCAACGCGGCCTTGAGCGCCGAAATCCGCGTCGTCCGATGCTTGCGCTCCGGAATCGCGGCAACACCCGGGATCAACCCGAAATCCCAGAACCGCGGCGCGGGATTAGGCCAGCGAATCGGACGACGGGTGCGACCGATCACGTACCGGGCCGCTGCGGACCTTGGCCGGGCCTCCACCGCAAGCTTGGGATGGAGCGCCCTGCCCTCCTGCCGGACCTTGTACGCCCTCGCCTCCTTGAGCGTCATCATGCCGGCAGCGACACGCTCGGCATTGCGCAGGTCGATCCACTTCACGATCGTGTTGACGTGGGCGTTGGTCGCGACCTCGATCTCGCCCCAGCCGACCGCGATGAACAGGTCATCGAAGCCGGGCGGGACCGGGCGATACAGGCAGGTCTGGCCTTTGGCGGGCATCAGTTCGAAGCGCCCCCACCGCCATAGCGAAGGCGAACATCCTCCATGTACTCGCGCTGTCGTTCGTCGGCCGCTCGCTGGTCCTGAATTGCCGCGTCGGCGTAAGCCAGCGTGTTGATCGACTTGCCGCGTTCGTGTTCGCGCTCCCGGAGCCGTCGCAGGACGGGCAGGATATCCTCCTCAAGGCTCAGCCCTTGCCCCTGCCATGCGTCCAGCTGTTGCTTGTCCTTGGCCGTCAGGGCGTGGGTGAAGCCGGCCGCGTCCATGATCGCGGCATGCACGGGGCTGCCGGGCGGCCCTGATCGGGCGGGCTCGGGTGGCCGTGCGGGCGTAGCTTTCTCTTCTTCTTTACGTCCCGTCCCGTCCCGTCTCGTCACGTCAGCGGGGACTTGACCGTCCTGTCCCCGTTCCTGTCCCCGTCCATTTGCGGGTTTGTCCCGTGGGACATCCGCGTCGCCGGACTGTTCCTGTCCCACCTTCTTGGCACGCCATGCGGCCTTGCGATCACGTTCCTTGACGCGCTTGTCCCACGCGATGAGCGCCTGTTTAGCCAGCAGCGGGTGGTAGAGGCGCCCGTCGCTGCATTTTATCCAACCGTGCAGTGCGCCATCGCGCAGTTTGCGCCAGCTTTTCAGGTCGCGGCCGAGGTCGGCGAAGCGGCATAGGGCCGCATCATCGTCGGGAAGTGACGCGGCGGGAACTTGACACCATGCCGCCCACCATAGCGTCAGCGCGGCGCGCCATTCACTATCGGTGGCGCGCGCGTTGAACTCGCTCCCGAACAGGTGACCGCCGAGCAGCGGCATATATTCGAGGCCGCGGAGATCGCAGTCGGATGGCGTCAGGGGTTCGGGCGAGGTCACAGCATATCCTCTTGGCGATCGTCGGAGCCGCGCACGGCTTGATATTCGGAGAAGTACCAGCCGACGCGGTGACCGGTGCGGCCGTTCCTGCGCTTAGCGAGGATGAATTCGATCTTGTCCCTGACCTCGTGAAGCTGGCGCTCCCATTCGGGCATCAGGTCCTGCTTGCGGGGCTTCTTGTGCGCCAGATAATATTCCTCCCGGTAGAGGAACATCACCGCATCGGCATCCTGCTCGATCTGGCCGGAATCGCGGAGATCGGAGAGGTTCGGGCGCTTGTCCTCGCGGGTTTCGACGCCCCGGTTCAGCTGGGCCAGCGCCAAGATGCAGACGTCCGCATCCTTGGACAGCGCCTTCAGGCCCTTCGATATCTCGCTGACCTGCTCGTAAGCCGATTTGGCGTTCTTGCTGGCCTGCATCAGCTGCAGGTA